TTAAATTCTCCTCTCAGGAGAAACGCGTTTCTTTTATTGATTAAATTATATAAGCAATGTCGAAAAATGTCAAACAAAATCGTTCGACAAAATACTACTCTCTCTAAAACTGTATATAATCAAAAAGTCCTTATTTTTCAAGGATTTCAAGCTTTTGGATATGGAGCTGGGAGTTCCATATTTTCTTTTTTGTATAAACATACTAAAATAGATTAATAATAACTGTAGGAGTAATTTTATGTATGTTTTTGTAATTAAGCTTTTGCGAAGAAGCAAAAATATAACTTTATATAAATTAAGTCAGGTTACGGGAATTTCGAGAACTTATTTAAGAGAACTGGAAAACAATAATGTATTTAATCCAACAATGAAGATTCTTGATAAAATTGCAAATGCTTTAGATGTTACAATAAAAGACTTATTTTATTATGATAATGATGTAAATAAATTGAAAGAAGAAATGTACCACAGAATTGAAGTTTTTGGATTGGATAGCAAGGAGGTGTACGAAATATCACAGATTATTGATTTATTGCTAAATGTTGAAGGGACTTTTAAGTAATTAAAAAAAAGACTATTGCTAGTCTTTCCTCTTATTCCGGACATATTCTATGATTTCTATCTAACCAACACAAGAAAAAAATTGAATTACTTCTAAAACCAACTACTCTTGCTCTTTGGTTTATTCTCATTTCATAAAAAGTAATATCCTTACTTAATTTTGCCTTTATATTGTTATTTGGTAAGCCTTGAGCATTATCTATGCTTTTTAATCTTAGCCCTGCGTGATTCTTTATATCTTTCCAAGTTAATTGATTTATTTTATCTATAAAATTGGAAAAACAAGTTAATTCGTCACTACTCCATTCGCTAAAACATTCAAAGTTTTTATCAAAATATTTTAGTGCTATATATGCTTGCTTATTATCTGAGCTTTCTCCATTATTTGCTAAACCCATTATTTCTTTTTCTATCTTTATTTTATCTTCGTTGTTTATTTTGGTATTTGCATTTATCTTTTTCATTGTTCAGCCTGCATCAATGTATAATATTGTTTCATTGTTTTTAATGATATAACTTGCTCACATCTTGCTTCTAATGGTAACCCCCCTCTTGCCTCAATCCAGGGTTTTTCAGAATGGGTTAACATTTCTAAATATTTAGCTTGATATATTCCATAAGTTTTCATAACTTCTTCTAATACATCTTCATACTCTTTACTTATAATTGGACATTGTTCTGGTTTAGGTATCTCATTATGTCCATGCATAGAGTATTTCTCATATACCTCTGGTACTACAGGCCCATGCGTCCAGGCTTGTATTTCTTCTTTGAACATAGGTTTATCTAAAAGAACTAAGCTCCATGCTTGTGCATAATATAATAATTTTTGTAACTTTAAATGTGTTATACTATCTCCTGAGTCTCTATCTACAGCACATAAAAACCATTTAGCAATATCTTGTGCACTATACATATTTTTCACCCCTCTATTATTATATACATATTATAAAAAAATAAAACTGTCAATAAATTTAACAATATTGTAATCTGAATATAACACAATTGTAATAATGTTATATTCAGATTATACATTATGTATACGTTTTTGTCAATATGTACAAACATTTTTTTGTTTTTATTATTATATTCAATTTCATTAAAAATATTTATAAATGTCGAAAAATAAGTAAAAAATCGACGCGTCACAATCGTTTTTAAGCCTTTTTTATTTTTGATTAGAGTAATTATATTACCTCAAAATGGCAAAAAAATAGCTAGACAACTTAATGTCTAGCCTTTTTCTATATTATCCCCCTATTAATCTATTAACTGTATTTATTCCTACAATTCCATCAACATCTATGCCACAATTTGCTTGGAACTCCTTTACTTTTTTCTCGCTTTCGTCTCCATATCTGCCGTCTACTCCAAATTCGTTTAGACTATATCCTTTTGCGATTAGTCTTTCTTGAACCCATCTAGCAAATTCTCCTACAGTAAAGTTTCTTACCATATTGTTGTTTACTGCTTTTGTTGTTAGCGGTCCTATTATTCCATCTACATCTAAGCCACAATTGTAATCTTTATTTAACGCTTTCTGTAAGGATTTTACTATTTCTTCTTTTGAATTATTTGAAGAACCAACTTTGCCACTCCTTATTTCGTCCATTGGAAAATTATTGCCTGGACATTCAGAGTTGTCTATATCTCTATGCCCTACTACTTTAGATATATTATACTTTTCTTTTAAATATGCAATTAATTCTTGCCCTGCTTTTAATTGAGGTTGTCCCATTTCTTCCTTTGAAAAGTTTCCTTCAAAACAGATACCTATTGAATTGTAGTTTGCTCCTACCGCATGTGCACCTACTGTATTCTCTGGACGTCCTCTATATATAGAACCATCTTTTCTAATATAAAAATGATACCCAATTCCTGCCCAACCTTTTGTATTTTTATGATAATTATGTATTACTTCTACACTTTGTAAAACAGTTACTCCACTATGGTGACACACGATTTGCTCTGTTGTATTTCTTATATCCATTGTACCAAACTTAAAATTATTTTCTATTATTTTCATTATTTTCCCTCCTTGTATATTAAATTTTTAAACATTTCGTATAGACCTGTAGAAGCTAGTCCACTAAACATTCCCGTTAGTATTACTTCTGCATTTATCCCATTTAGGTTCATTAATACATTAATTGCTAAACCTAATATTAGCATGATTAATGGTATGTACTTGTTTGGTATAAAATCAAGACTATTTTTTATAACAAAACCTACACAAAGGCATATTCCAACAACTACTATACTTAAATATTGTGTTAATACCGATAAATCCATTTATCTTTCCCTCCTTTCATTTTCCAAAATTGATATTCTTGTTTCGTGATTATTAAGCTGATTATGTATCTTATTTCTATCTTCTTGGCTTTTATTCATTTGTTCTGATAGAACCTGAATTGTTATATTTAATTTTGTTATTGTATTGTTGAGTTTTACAATTACAGTAAAAATAGGAATCATCGTCGTAATAAAACCTAGAATTAACATTATTGTGTTATCTTGCATCTTCTCACCTCCTACTCTATTACTTCAACTTGTAGGAAAGTGCTTTGCGAGTATTTTCTTAGCTTTACACTTGTTCCTGATGGTTCAATATATACGTGAACTGATACTGTGTCTCCTGCTTTAGCAGGGAATATCATTCCTGGTGCATTATATGTTAGAAAATCCGATGAAGTTCTGATTCCATAATTTGTATAAACTTGACTATTCGTTATATAAACTGCTAATCCCATTATTCTTAAAGAACTTGGAATATATGACATCATAACTTGAGCAGATATTCTAATATAATTTACACCCGAACCAATAACAATTTTTCCATTACTAAAACTTAATTTGTTTCCCATCTTAATGTATTGTTTTAGAGGTACTAATACAGAGTCGTAGTCTTTAGAAGATGTTATCGTTGTATTATCAGTATCAAGAATAGCTTTTAGAATATGTTTTTGTTTATCCTGCTTACCATTTATCCAATTTATAACGTCCTTGTTGTTTAGTTGTAATGGTCCTCCTAAATTTTCGTCATAAATTCCCCCAACGCTAATTCCTTTATTCTTTAGTGCTGAAAGTAGCACTTTTCCACTATTAAGTGATACTTGTTCTGTGTCTGAACTTAGTTCATCTGCTATCTTAATTTCTATGTCATACTCTGTCCCTAAGATAAATGTCTGACTTGTTAACTCTTTGGAGTTGCAAGAAAAGGTTCCATTTTCAGCGTTTATAGTAATTAAAGACTTAATATCAATCCAATCCCCATAATTGCTATCATTTTTTACTTTTCGTCTTAATTGAACACTCTTTACACTGTTAATTTTAGCTCCAAAATTAGTATTAGAGTATTTGCCAGAAAGCGTTATTACAAGTTTTTCTCCAACTCCTTCTTTTCTCTCAATGTTTAGTGATTGTATAACTATTTCTGAATAATCTATAATTTCTAATGATTTTGTTTTATTAGTTTGATTTCCTCTACTATCAGTTGCAAATACAGACACTGTATTACTATCCATGTTATTTATTACTTTATTAATGTTAGATGTAGAATAATCTAATTTTTCGGATTTATTTCCTACAATGATATTATAATATTTTGCAGTAGCACTATTTTTAGCTACCATTTTATTTGCACTAGTTATTGTAACTTTAGCACTACTATATTTTCTTATGTATTTTTGATTATTACCTGTAAGTGTCACCGTAGTTGAATTAGAGTCCTCACAATCAAAATTATTAAACGTTGGGTCACTATTTACTACATAGCCTGTAAAATTAACTGTACTTGTTCCTATTCTAGTACCACCACTATAAGTTGTAAGTTCCACTGTACCATTAGCCTGATTTTGATTTGGAATTTTAGCAAATAATTCATTTGTATTCCAACTATATGAAGCATCTATTCCTGTTTGTGTTCTAACTGTCTGTCCATTGAATTTGATAACGGCTGTATGCGTGAAACTAGCACTTTTTCGGTTAGTATATATTGTTATAGTTTCGCCAATATTGAAATTCTTTTTACTTAAGCTTACTTCGGAAGTTCTAGGAATTGTTGTTAGCACTTTTGATGTTGAACCAGATATTGTTCCAGCAGATATGCCAGTTTGATAAGAGAAACTGGCATTAACTGTTTTCTTTCCCTCATTGTCGTGCGAAATATCTAAGGTTTTCTCAAATATTGTGGTAGTTGAGTTTTGTGGTATACTATGAGTAAAAGAATAATCTGTTCCATCTATTTTACAAGTTCCTGGTTTACTAAAATCATTGTGTGAACTACCACTCGTCACAACTTGAACTTTAACAGTTATATTACTTGTATTATTGGATATGTTTTGTGAGTTTTGTGTTATCGTTATACTACTTGATACTGCCATGTTTTCTCCTTTCTAATAAAACAGCAACATATTTTTATTATTTATTTGTTGTTCTTTGAGAAAATAATCTCCTATTTGAACACTTTCTTTTGCTTTTACTTTATAAAAATATGCTAAGTCCTTATTAATTTGAAATATGTTAATTCCTTTGTATGTCGCCAAAATTTCGTCTTCGTCAATATACATCGTATTTTGCTGTGATTGTATCCAAAATCCTTTTTCGTCCATTTTGTAGTTTTTGCTATACACTTCTCCAGGGAACTGAGTCCATTTTGTACATATTGCATTATACTCAAGTTTTAAATCTGCTATTTCAAAGAAACCTTTAATCGGTACTATGTAATCAAACATTGGTACACCTAAACTTGCACCAGTTGGAAGTAAGCTACTAGGAATATCAAGTGTCTCCCACTCTACAAAATTTGTGCCATTGTATTTAGCTCTCTTTACCAAGCCACTTGTTTGATTATTCCAATATAGTCCCTTGTATGGAGTTGGTTCCGTACTGCCTGTATATACTGCAAATGCAGGATAATATGTCAAGGCTACATAGCAACTCTTAATTTCTAAACTATCGTAGTTTACTGGTGTTTGATAATAAAATCCGTAAAAATATCTATAAGTCCATATTTCTCTAGTTTCTTCATTATATAAAGACATTCTTGTGTCTAATAGTTCCCATTGTGATGTGTCAGCATTATATACTTTTGGCAAATAAATTGAGGCATCTAGCCACGTTTTAGTTGTATCCGTTGGAGCAGTATTGCTAACTACAACAGGAATAAAATCACTCTTTTTAGGTATGTTAATTATACTCTCAATTTTAGTTAAGTCTTTCAAATCATCAGGAGTTAACAATATTCCAGGTTCATATATTGAATATGTTTTTTCTATTGTTGTTAAATCTGTAAAATCTAAAAACATTAAACCAATACCAACACTACCTTGTATAATATTATTTTTTACAAAATATGATATTGCAGTTTTGTCTTCATTTTTATTTAATATTATGGGCTCTGTAATGTTATAAATGTGACTTACAGTATAATCTTCTTTTCCATTTAATTTTATAACTCTGCCACTTAAAGTACTCTCATTTGCACTTGTGCCGTCAGCCCAATATTCATTAGATGTAGTATTTGCCATATAATTTTGTGTACTTAGTAATGCTTTCTTAGATATTGCACTCTCTTGCCATTCATTGTTAGTGTAGAGATACATTTGATTTGCTTGATGTGCACCATTATTTTCAGTGCAATACCAATACATTCCGTCTACTGGGTCTGGAGGAATAGAACTTTCTATGTATAGATATTTAGCGTGTGCTAACCAAAAATTATTATCATTAATCATTGCACTATTTCTGATTAGATTGTTTCCACCTACTCTTTTAGTTGCAAATTCTAAACTTTGATTGGCTAGCTCCAATGTTGCAAGCTTTTCTTGTGTTTGTTCGTTTATTTCTTTGACTGACTCTTTGATAGAGTCTGCTGTTTGACTTATTTGCGAGTCTGCTTCACTTTTTGTGTAGTGATTTTCTTTTACGTTTCGTTTGGTTTCGTATGTGTCACTTAACCCATTATTTCTAACATATGTGATTTTCGCATTTGCTGTACTTGTTATATTATTAATACCTCTAAATAATGTAAAATGTCTTAATTTCTCCCACGCTTTTTTTTGGTCTTCTGTATAAGGTACTATTTCTTCTTCGGCTAGGTCGTATTCTACAATTACTGGTGTGCCTGCATCATATTTAGCTTTTAAAAATGTTCTTAATAAACTAACCCTATTAATATCACTATCTTTGCCAAATGATATATATAAACCGTTAACATTACCACCGAGTGCTTGAATGGTATTTTTTACACCTTCAAATACATTCGCTTGCGTATCCGATTTAAAATAATTTGATAAAATAGGATAATTAAAACTGTTGTCATTACCATTTCCATTTATAAAGTTAGATAATTTATAGGTATTTTTATCTGAGTTTAAAAGAGTCCAACCTTCATCATCACTGCCATCCAGCACGACCTGATTTCTCTTATGATGTATTCCGTCATCTACCAAATAAGAGTTTTTGTATAGCTTTTGTCCTTCTGATAGAGGGAAGTATTCTGTTTGTTGTTTATGTGGTTCGTAAGGTTTCGCTACTGTGCCTTTGTTTAATTGAATTTCATAATTTTCAAATAAACTTTTAAAGATTTCTTTATTGTTTGCATATATAACTAACTTGGGAGAAGTAAAACTAGAATCTACTGTTATCGTTCTGTTAGATACAACTCCTGATGTATTTAATGCTGTATAACGGTAGACAACATCTTTGAACTCACTATAACTGTTTCCATAAGGAACAACTGCAACGACACAACCTGTCATTTTAGTTCCTTTTAATTTCCCAGAAAGTTTATAAGTTTCTCCTTGTTCTAATGCAACAGGGCAAATCCAATAATCTATTGGCTTACTATAATCATCAATGTTATCATTATACAAATTTTCCCCTTCATCCTTAAATTCAAGCGAATTGTAAGGTACATAAGGTTTCGCTACTGTGCCTTCTTCCACTTGGACGTAATAAGTTCCGTCTTTAACTTTATTATAATTAGTTCTTGATTTAATATACCCCACATAAACATATCCTTCATTGTTAGCTTTTATTGTTTGAGTTTTTCCTAATGCAAAAGATGCACTTGATCTTTTCGTTAAATCATTAATTGCATATAGCAAATTATCACTAGACAACAAAGGAACATTTGAACTAAAAGTAGCAACCTTACCTTTACCTATAAATATAGGAATTGCTTTAGCTAGACTTGTTATGCTTTGATAAGCAGTCCAAGCTACTTCTTTTGTAGTATCAAACCATAAATAATTAAACTTATTCTTTCCTTCTACATTTTTTATTGGACTCGGATAATCTGGGCTAGGGCTTGCTCCGTATGGTTCCCAAGATGATGCTCCAGCTGTTGCACTATCTACAACTTCCATTTGTATACCAATTTTATAATTGTTAAAAATTGCTCCTTGTCCAATATAATAATTAATCATCACGATTGTGCCTATAGCTTCTGGTTTTTTTGCGTGTGTGGTGCTACCTATCCACCCCCAAGTAATTTTTTCTTCAATTTTAAGATTAGCTAAGGCAAAACCATTGCCAGACATACTTCCATTAAACTCTTTTATTGACAATCTATAGAAATTGTTTGGACTAACTTCAAAATGTTTTTCAGTAAGTAATAAATTATTATCCATTCCTGCTGTTGCAGTTCCATTCAACGTATATGTTCCATCTCCATTATTTGTGAATGTTACACCATTGTTTGTAAACGTATCACGAGTTAGATTTGCTCTGTTCTTCCCACTCCTCGTTGCCTGTTGGCTCTCGCCCTCTAGCATTATATCTATTAATGGTTCCGCAGATGCATCATCTATATATATGTTCTTTCCTTCTGCTGTACCTTCTATTTTTGTTATGCTCTCTACTGATTGCTCTACTGATGATACTTTACTAGTTATTCTTCCTTGTTCTAATTCAATTTTGGTTATTGACGAACTCGTTTCAGTTATAAAGTTAGCCAAACCCTCTATTCTTGCTACAGCCATTGTCCCTGTTGTAATAAATTTAGCATTTATTTGCCCATCCATTGTAATAGCTGTTTCGAAAGGTCCTTCATATCCTTTTGAACTAAATCCTATACCTCCTAATCCAAACCTCCAGACATTTTTAGCCTGTTCTTTTGGAAGTTTATCTAGTATTAAAATTTCATTATCATCTATATAAACATATCCATTTTTATTTAGAGAATTAATCAAATTTGTTTGTTTTTTTATAGTTATCTCTTGTTTTGATACTGTTTGTTTAATTGTTTCAATAGTATTTTTTATATTGTTAAATTTTGTTTTGACATCTCTTGTGTAATTTCCAAAAGTCAACGACTTCACTTTTTCAGAAATCAGATCATATTCATATTCTAAAACCTCTGTAAAAATATTTACAAAAGGATGTAAAACTTTTATTGTGTCCCCTATTTCTAACTCATTATTCACATTTGAATTTACTGTATAACTAACTTTAGGAACGCAATTTTCTTTTAAATATTTGCTTGCATTGTTTCTTAACTCTACTAATAGATTAGTTTCTGTTTGTTCCTCTGCTTCTAAATCTGTTTGAAAATCTACTATTTTTGTATACGATATTTCGTATTGCGTTTCGCTTTCTAAATATATTTCAGGCAATAAAAGTCCATCATATCCAACTGGTAAAATTTTTGTGCATACATTAGACCAGTCCTCAAAGATCTCAAATCCCTGCATATTTTTACCGTAAACAATAGTTTCGCCATTATCTTTTCCTATGCTTTGTTTAAAACTAATATCCCAGTTGTCTGCTTCAAATACTCCTCCCCATCGTTCTTCAAATACTTGCCAAGATTCTAATAAAGTCTTTCTTATGAAATATGCTGTACTTACGTTTTCAACATTTGAGTCAATAGAAAAAGGACTGGTTTTATCAGTCCTTTCATTAACATATTTTAACCCATTCTGGCCATTTAAATTAGTTGGTCTTACATCTAAAAGTACATATCTTCTACTATCAAACATTACATGTTCAGCTGTGAATTTTATTTTTCTATTCGTATATGTTATGCTATCATTTATTCTGAATGCTTGTGGTTTTAATTTAGATTTTGTTTTTACTACACATAGCTTATCGGCTTCTATATACTCTTTATATTTAATTGGGATTTCTACTTCAATATACCATCCATTTAAAGACTTTTTCTTAATTTCATGACAATGTAAAGGATTAATAATAATGTTTCCTGCTGTTTTAAAATCTGTATCAGTTGCATTAAATATTTTAATCATAGCCATCTGTCCTTTCTTTTTATTTTGACAGTAGCTGAGCCACTATGTATTACGATTGCATTGTTTCCTACTTCTAATTTTGGGTATTTGTATCCTATTTCAAGATTTCTGCTTCTATTAAGGCCTTCGTATACAACTGTTTTTTCTTCACAATCTATTTCTACATAAGTATCATTTTCACTAAACGTATATTTAAACCTAACATCACCTAAAGTTAATTCAATACTATCACTTGAACCTTTTTCAATTCTTATTATAGGTCTGCTTGTTTTATTTCCTTCGTTTTGAACATTATTTGTAACTACTATATAATTATCATCAGCTTTCTCCCAAAATGGAGCTCTGATAAAATTAGTATCAATAATTTTGATTCCTGCTGTCCTTTTTGGTTCTAATTCCGCATAAAATCTTGCTTTCGTTTTTCTTCCTTTATATTCTAACTCTCCCTCACCATCTAGCCACGCAAGGATATCATCAAGTTTGTTAGGATTCAAACATTGCACATAAATAGGTCTTTCAATATAAGAATAACCTAATTCATCAAAAATAGCACCATCTCTTCCTTCTATTTCTGTAACTTCATATTTCTGTGAAGCTTTAGCTAAAAAATGTTCTTCTTCTTCAATTATAACTTGCATATCTGTATTTGATATTCCTTTAAATTTAAACATTATAGCACCTCGTATAATTCATTTTTAACTATCCTTGCAAAACCATCTTCATCTAATGTTAATTTACAAGAATTTAACGCTTTAATGAAAGCAGAATACAATATATTAAATAATTTATTATAGTCTATATTCGCGCTAAGATCTCCAGTACGTTTAAATTTAAGATTAACATCAGAATTAATTGAATCCAGAGAATCCAATACATGCTCGGCTACTTTATCCGTTTGCTTGTATAAATTACTTTCTTCTGTTTCTATTCCTTTTTCCATTCCGCTTCATCACATTTTTAAATATTGCTCTTGTTTTCCTTGACGGAGAATGAATGTCAAAAGCTTTTCTTAATCGGTTCAATATTCCATCTGCAATTCCTTTCGCTTTTGTAAATAAAGAAGGTTCGCTTTTTTCCATTTCTTCGAGCATCGGTTTCATTGCATTTTTCATTGCATCTTTTGTGCCTTTTGGCATAACACTATAACTTTTCATTATAGTATCAACCATTTTTTGATTTTCTTTAGATATATCCCCACCATACATTTCTGTATTCGACAACATGGCAAGCCAAACTCCTAGTTGTTCTGCCTCACTTTTAGACATATTTTTATACATTTTTTCCCAGATTCTTTTTTCTTCGTCTGTATGCCTATAATTTTCAGCTTGTATAGCCTTGTTTTTATTATATGTATTCAAAAGCTTATTATTCTGTATACTATTTATTGTCTCATTATGTCTATTCTCCTCTTGCTCTTGTTCCCAGTTATAATGTTTTATATGTTCTGCGAAATCGCCATCTTGGTTTGCTCTTTCAGCATATCCTTTTGTATATGCTTCTAATACTTCTGCTACTTCTGCATTTGCTACATCTATTTTTGCTTGTTTTTGTGCCATTATATTATTATATTCAGTAACATAAGCCTCATTTTGCATTGTTGCATGTTCTCCATATTTTTGATTTAATAAAGCAACTTCTTCTATTGTTCCTTGCTCTATAAGTTGTTTTGTTTGTTCTGACTGTTTTTGTGCTGTTGCAATCCATTCTTGTGATTGTACTTTATACTCATCTAGACTGCCTTGAAAAGTTTCTGCATTTGTTACTGCTTGTTGAGTTATAGCTCCTGCGATTTGTTGTTGAATTTGTATCTCTCTGTCCTTTAGCTCTCTCAATTTTTTAAAATATTCATCTAATTGAGTTATTTCTTCTTGTGTATACCCTCTACGTTCATCTGATGCAGTTTTGCAAATATCAGTTATTCCTTTTTGTACTTCATCCATTTGCGTTTGTAATTTTTGTTGTTCTTCATTAGTTGCAAACATCGTTGTATTAAAACTGTCTAAATATCCCTCCGCACTCTTTAAACCATTATAAAAATCTGATACCCCTTTGCTCATATTTTCGAAAGCTTCCTTAGTTTTCTTTTGACTTTCATTAACAGCAATAGCAATTCCCGCAACAGCTAGTCCTATTGCTGTACATGCTAATCCCACTGGGCTCGTTACTACAGCAAACACTTTTGCCAATCCATTAACTGCTTCAGATGTAGATGTTATTTTGCCTCTTGCTACTCCTATTGCTTGAGTAAAAGTCCCTATTCCTTTTATTGTTCCACCTATTACTGATGTTACTTTTCCAATTATCGTAACCAAAGGTCCTATTGCCGCAACAATAAGTCCTATTTTTACTATCATATTCACTTGCTTATCTGACAATGTACTAAACTTATCAATCCATTTTCCAAGTCCTTCTATTACTTTTTCAATACTTGGCATTAGTTTGTTTCCGAGAGTAATAGCCATATCTTTTAATTTATTAATTGCTATTTTTATTTTACTTTTTAGAGTATCATATCTTTTATTTGCTTCATTTGTTAATGCTGTATTATTCTTCCATGCTTGTGTTCCTGTATTTATTGCATCATTAAACAGGGTCCCAGCATTTGCTGCACGCAACAAAGAATCTCTTAATCTAACTTCAGTTAGCCCCATTTCAGAAAGCATTGTAATTGCGCTTTCGCCTTTGTTTTTAGCATCTCCTAAGCCTTTAATGAACTCTGATAGTGCACCTGCAGCATCTTCTTTCCATGCTTTTTTAAATTGCTCTGTTGTCATTCCTGAAACTTTTGCAAAGTCTTCAAGATTTGTTCCTGCTGTTATCAATTGTTTTAATTCTGTGCTTGTCATCCCAATACTTTGTGACAATTCTTTAAAGCCCATTGAATCATTTGCAGACATCAATTCTAATTCTCTTAATGTCATTCCTGTCTTTTTTAGTACTGTATCTAACTTTTTGCCACCTTGTTCAACAGCATTTTGCATTTTTACCATTGCCTTAGAAATTGCTGAACCACCCATCTCTGCTTCTATTCCAACTGAACTCAATGCTGTTGCCAACCCTAAAATTTCCGCTTCTGAGAAACCAACTTGTTTTCCTGCACCTGCTAACCTCATGGCCATACTTACAATATCCGCTTCTGTTGTTGCATATTTGTTACCCAAATCAACAATTGTTGATCCTAATTTGTCAAAGTCTTTTTGTGACATTTGAGTTATATTTGCGAATTTTGCAAGCTGTGAAGCAGCCTCATCAGCAGTAAGATTTGTGGAATTTCCTAGATCTATCATTGCTTTTGAAAAATCTAATATGTTTTCTGTCTTTATTCCTAACTGTCCTGCCGCTTCTGCTACTGCTGATATTTCTGTTGTAGAAGAAGGTATTTCTTTTGCCATGTCCCTAATGCCCTGTTTTAACTCTTCCATCTGTTCTTTCGTTCCATCAACTGTCTTTTCTACTCCTGCAAAAGCATCTTCAAAATCTATTGCACTCTTAGCACTTAAAGTTAAGGCTGATATACTTGCAGCAGAAAACGCAGACAACTTCTTGCCTGCGTTTTCTATTTTCTTTCCTGATTTTTCAACTTTTTCTCCCCATTCTTCTATCTTTTTACCATTGTTATTAAGTTGGTCTTTCATTGCTTCCAACTTTTTTGTATGAGATATTATCTTTAATTCTGTTTTTTCAAGTTCTTTCCTTTTTTTTACAAGTTGTTCTTGATTTTTCTTTTTTGCCTTCGTGTCACTTTCTTCAGCATTTTCTAAATTACTTATTTCTGCTCTTAAAGCAGTAGCTTTTTCTTTTTGTAATTCAATAGCTTCTCCTAAATTTTTTATTTGAAAATTCAATTTTTCTGTTATTGGTGTCGTTTTATCCCATTGTGCTTGTGCTTTTTTAAATTCAAGATTATTATCGCTAATTGCACTATTAACTTCTTTTAATGTTTTTACAAATTTTGCAGAACCTTCTTCTTCAAATATAAGTCCTACTCTTTTTAAATCATTATTTGCCACTTTTTTCACCTCTTTTTAGGCATAATAAAAGCACCAGATTAAATCTGATGCTAAATAAAAAAATACTTGCATTTGCAAATGTTTTTTATTAATATATTTTATTATTTCCAATTTGTAGTGATATCAAATCATATTCTTCATATGTTTCATCTACAAATTCTATAATCATCCAGAACTTTTCGCCATTTACCTTTCCTTCTATTTTATATCTTAATCCTGTTTTTATAAATTCGTAATCTCCTTTATAACTTGAATAGTCTGGTTTATATAAATTATCTTCTAAGACCATTTGAGCATAAGTCATTAATTCTATTCCGTCTGGTTCTTTACTTGTATTATTTTCTTTACTATTAGAGCCAAATATGCAAAAGTATAATACAATGCAAATTATAATAAATGCAATAAATCCTATTATCTTGTATTTAGATTCTATGTTATTATTATTCATCCTTGTTCATCTCCTAGTGGCAAACTTTACAAGCTGTTCAACCTTCTGCAAAAGCTTACTTCATTATTGTTTGATACTCATTGTTTTTTAATATTCTACTTATTGTCTAATTTACCATTTATACTATCTAGCAAATCGATTATATCTGAAAAGCCTTTTATAAATGCAAACAGTACAATTCCACTAAATAAAAATGTAAATCCTGCAATTATCTTTTCATTGCTCCAATTCACAAAAGCAATTATTATACAACAAATTAATTGAAAAGCATTTATAAATCTTAAAGCAACTGTTTTATAGCCGCTTTCGTAATTCTCTTTTTTTATGTTTTTTTCTTTTTCATAAATTTCAAAATCTAATCCACAGTATGGACATTTTTCGTCTAGTTCACTTACTTTTTTATTACATTTTGGACATTCCATAATATCACCTTCCTTATTACATTTTACCTTTTGCAGCAAAACATTGCAAGGAAAACAATTCGACATATTTTTACATTTTTCTACATTCTGTGTTTTAAGTTGTTCATATTTATAGTATTACCTTTTTTTATATCTGGTGTATTACTTATTACAAAATTAATAATTGATTCAATATCTTCTAATTTTACAAGTCGCACCGCTTGTCTATATGTTAAAGGCTCATCATAATTTGATGCTATTATAGCATATAAAATTTGGTTTGTTGCATACATTGTTTTTGTATATCCATTTTTATCTTTTTGTCCTTTCGCATCTTTTTTTAATTGTTCTAGTCCGCCTTCATAATCCTCAATATATTCTAAAAAAAGTGATGTCACCTCTAAAATTATCTTTTCTCCATTTTTTAATTCTATTTCCATATTATTACCTCATATTCTTATATTATTTTCTTATGAAAAGGGCTCTAAATCAATTCTAGAGCCCAACTTTTTTCTAAGTTCCTGGTGTAATTGCTGCAGCTAGTCCTGCATCATCTAAAATTGGCTTTGCAAAGAATAGTTCTTCTGTTAATCCTTCTGGGAAATTTGACATTTCATTGTTTACATATGTTTTTTTATCTCCTAAGTCATTATATGCATAAGCTTTTATAGTTACTGTATCATTTTGCTCTGAAAAGCTCTCTTCTTTTGTTGCGATATCATCTGTATTTTCTACTAATTGGCATTTAGGGTACCAAGCTAACTCAAATTTTCCTTCTAGCTTTTTTACAACTTTTCCAAATGCAAAGAAAGGTCTTGTGGCTGTTCTTCCAGAACGGTTTAATCCTGCTGTACCTATAACATCTCCTCTCATTTTTGCTAAATCTTCTGGGTCAAAAGCAACTACTTCTACTGCCATCTCTATACTTTCGTTTTGATTTACTGTTGTATAGTCTTGTCCTGAAGCTCTAACCACAGCTACCTCAGAGTTTTCTGTAGTTCCTATATTTTTTACTACATTACTTTTTGTGACATTTGCTTCATATGTTGTTGTGAAATTGCCAGAAGCATCTGGTGTATTGAATGCATAGTATAATGCACCTACTGTTTCTTTTACCATAGGTTTTTTTGTATTAATTGCCATTTTAAAATCCTCCTTTTAATAAAAAATTACCAAGTTTTTATTCCTAACTTGGTAAGCATTTTTTTATAATACTTTTCTTTATTTCTATCCCATACTGGGTATAGATGTTCTTGAGCATTCATTTTTACAGTTCCATGCTCAAGCATTGGGCCATAATATTTGCCCCATCCTGCCTCTACTTCTTTGTTTTTCTTTTTATATGCAAAGCACTTAATTAAGTGTGTGTAGCCTGATTTTCTAATTTTTGAAATTGGTTTAGGAAGTTTTAACAAATCACCAACAAATTCTTTAGCACCTGTCTCTAATACATCTACTGCATTGTCTGCGCCATCTATATATTTTTCCAAAATTTCAGACATTGCCTCAAATCCACTATATCCGTAAACTTCATTAGACATTTTCTAATACCTCTAGTGAGAAAAATGAATGCCAACGCCTTGTTTCTGGATCATATTCGTGTTGTATCGCAGGAAATAGCTCTATATTATTCAATAAATGTTTTAGTTCCAAAAGTTTCGTATGTCTTGGTCTGTCAGCTATTATAGAAATCTGATAAGTAACTACAGTGTTATAATCTTTTCCACTTGCTGTTTGGTCTTCCCAATAATAATCCCAAAAACAAACTCTAACTTCGTCTTCCATAATTTCATCAGTCGGCGTTCCTTCTTTTATAGGTATCTTTAACTTTTCTAGTAATTCAACTAATTCTTTTTTTGTCATAAATCTTCCTCCAATTTTACTCTTGGATATTCCTCAAGAGTTAAATCTGTCTGCTTAAATCCATCATTATTAGTAAAGTGATAGGCATTAAACACTTTGTGATATTCATTGCCTATTTTTACAACATTTAAAGAGGTTATTTCTTTCATTTGAGGTATTCTAATTTTTAAAGAGAGCTTTCTTTTTCTTTCTTCGCTTTCAAAACGAAGTTTGTCTGATATTGATAATTCTTCAAACCATACTTCCTTTTTCATATTTTTTAAATATTCAACAGGATAAGTATTTTGGGTTTGTTTTATAGCAAAAAGCTTAAGTTTTCCATCATTATATGTCGGAAGGCTTGTAATATTTTGCTTGTAAGTCAGCATAATCTCCTGCGTATAACTGTTTAAATTCAGCAATTCTGCCAAATCTTCTATACATTGCATAATTCTTTAACAAGCCTCTTGCTGTTAAGTCTGCATCATAATCAATTTTAGCTCCAGATTTGCTATTAATATCAAATTCAGCTTCTTTTATTAGCTTTTCTATAACCTCATCTTCTTCATTTGGCGAAACATGTTGCTCTGATCTAATTTCCTCAATTAATTTTTTAATTTGTGTATTGTTCATTATACACCTCTCTATTCTTCTATTTTTTTAGCAGATTCCTCTTCAATTTCTTCAATTAGAATTTTGCCTATTTTATTTTTCTTAGTTGTCAATTCTTTAATTCTTTTTTGAGGTATGTCTTCAAGTTTAATATCTTCTCTAGGATAAATGTCATTCACCTCATAAATATGGTCATTGTCTTTTAGATCTTTAAATTTCTCAATTACTTTGTAAGCCATTTTTTAATTCCTCCTATTTATATTCAGGAGCTTATATCTAAGCTCCTGGTGTTTCAGTATTTGTTGTTACTGTTCCCTTTACACTTGTTTCTACAGTTCCAATAACTTTTACAGGAGCAACATATTCCTCTAATTTTGTTACATCAAAAACAAAAGCTGTGTTATCATCTGTTGCCCTACCATTTGCATATCCTTTTCCTATAACAACATCAGCATCATCTAGTGCTTTTACTTCTTCATAATTTTTTATTCCAAAATTTGATAATCCCATTGTATATTTTTTAGGAATTACTAAAGCTGCTTTTCCTTCTGGATTATTAGCAGAGCTTTTAACAACGAGGTTTTTGTATGAGCTTATCATTCTTCCTTCAGCATCATATATTGCAGGTGCAACATAATCTGCTTCATCGTTTGGATGGCAAATTAAAACTAATTTATCAAATGTCCTCTTACCATCTCTTGATAAGTATTTTTTTGCAGGTGCTAGTCCCTTTGGAGTAAAGTTAGTTAATGTTGTATTAACTGTTTTATCTTTTTGTGTTTTATCTGAATTTGCTGCAGAAATTTGTTTATAAATTCCTATAGGTTGTTTTACCCCATTTCCTTGTAAATATCCATATTCTAATCCATCATTTAAAGCTTCTTTTAGTATAGCTGTAAAATATTTATCTACAAATGGCAACGATAAGTCGCTGATTCCTTTTGGTATTACTAAATAAACTGAAAGTTTGTTTACATCCATATTTAATGTTTCAAATTCTGCACTTAATTCTCCAGTAATGCTGTCAGTTAATGCACCCCATGCATACGTACCGCTTTTTTCTGCGACAATCCATTTTTTAACATCTGCTGGAGCAAAGTTTACGTCTGATAATATTCCGCTATCTTTTTTAACGTCTTCCATTGTCACATCAATGATTGAGGTTGGAAGTATATCAATTTGTTTAGCTGTTATTGCTTGTTTTACATCTTTTAAAGCTGTATAAAAATCTTTTTCTTCTTTTGATAATTTTCTTAAGCCTAATGTTTTTGCATAATTAGCATCACTTTCTGCTTTGTTTGCTTGTTCTTGAATTTCTGATATTAAATCTTCATATTGAACTGACACAATTTTGTCCATAGCTTCAATAACTGCTTGTGATTTGTCCTCTGTTTCTTGAAGAATTTTTAAAGCATCTTCTCTAGCTTGTTTCATTTTTGTTTCATTAATTTTCATAATTTTTTACCTACCTTTTTTTAATTTTTTGTATTAAAAAAAGATGCCCATGCATCTTCTTTAATCGGTTTTTCTTGACGTGTATCTAATAGCTCTTTAGTTTTTTCGCCTTCTTTAGTTAGGCTTTGAACTATGCTATTAGCAACATTTTCTGATATTTCTTTTATTGTTTCTCCATTAAGTTCAACTTTTTGTTTTTTATCTTGTTTCTTTATTTTACTAACAAGATTGAATATAGCTTTATTAGCATATTGATTAATGGTATTATCTTCTTCTGTTTCTATTAATTCATCTGCAAATCCCTTATCTAAACATTCTTGGGCTGTCAAATAAGTTTCATCAGACAATAATTTTTCTAGTTCTTCTTCTGTAATTTTAATTTTAGACAAATATGCTGCTTTATAAGCCTCTTTAACTTTGTCCATATCATCTGCAGTTTTTCTTAATTCCTCTGCATTTCCTAGAACATAAGTCCAGCAATTATGTATCATCATTAATGATGTTTTTGGCATATATACTTTATTTCCAGCCATAGCAATAATAGATGCTGATGAAGCAGCAATTCCATCTATATATACATTAATTTGTGCTTTTAAGCTCTTTAATAAATTATAAATTGCTAAAGCTTGAAATGTTTCCCCTCCACAAGAATTTATATGAACATTTAATTCTGACATTTCTCCCAGTTCCTCAAGTTCTTTTTTAAACCCCCAAGCCGAAACATCATTTTCAAACCATTCATAAGATGTTATATCTCCATAAATATAAACACTTGCACTATTCTCGCTTTCTTTTTTAAAACTGTAAAATTTATTCTTCACTTCCTGCACCTCCCTTCACATTTTCATAATTTTTTGTAAGGGCGTGTTCATTTGCCCAATCCTCATCTATATAAGGTAATCTTAAAAACTTATTTATTTCATTTCTGCTAAATTTATTTGCTGTCAGTTTATCAATGCCAGTTCCGCAATCTAAAACATCTCTATGAGAAATTGTACTTCTGTCAAATTTTACATATTCACCTTTTAAATAACTTTGTTTTCCTACAAGAGATATATTGAAACCGTCTTCTATTAGTTCATAATACAAATCCACTGCAAAAGTTATAAAATTATTCAAGCCATTTGACTTGTCTGTAAAATCGCCAAAAAAAACATCAAATGGGATTTTCCATTTTTGAGCTACTGTTTTGCTTATTCTCAAGAATGTATTTTCAAAATCCGTTAGATTTTTTTCCTTGTTTTGATTCAAATTTGTTAAATCGAACATTTCAGATAGCAATATAACTGCATCATCTTCTTTAAATAACCCATCTGTTATTCTTTCTTTATAATCTTTCAAATCTAATTGTTGTCCAGTTGCTGCATCCATTAACATTGGTTGTCCACCAGGCTTTTTCAATTTCCATTTTCCTGTATTTGCTTTTATAAAGCTACCTTGTGCTGCTTTCAGTATTTTTCCTGTATTTCGTTTAAAATTTTCACCTGCTGTTCTTAGTAAATTATTGTTTAGACAAAAGTAAATAGTGTTATCTGTTGTGTATTTCTTTGTAGCACTTATAGAATTTCCTTCTGCATCTGATATCATTATATCTGTAAATACTTTTTCCTTTAGAATTTTATCGCTAATATTAAATCTATCTGCAACATATAAATACTCGTTGTTAGAGCCATTTATTAAAACAAGTGCTGAACTATCAACTAACAATTTACAAACTAATTTATATAAAAAACTTGTTCCATTTTCATTAAAATTAGGCTGTATATTTAAGGTCCAATACAAATTTCCTCTACTTTCTTCAATTTTATTTTTTTGCATTTCAAAAGTTTGTATCTCTGTTTTAGCAATAGTGCTTGCTATTAAATCTATTGCATGAGCCTCTGCTATTGTATATATATAATTTTCTAAATCGTTTTTTCCAAACAGTACATCTAATATATCTACATATTCTCCTTTGTCATTTTTAAATATTTTATCTAGAAACATTGCTTCACCACCTAAACATAAATAATTTCTTCATCTAAAAGTTCCTGAACACTCATTGCTGCCACAAAAGCCATAAAAGGATCATTCTTCCTTAATTTGGGTTCTATTTTTTCATATTTTTTGTTTCCATCTTTTCCTGTTTTTACACAAGTATTATTTATCGCCCACCTCATAATTGAGCTATTTCCTATATTTATTTTACCTTCTGCAAAAGCAACTTCAATACGAGGAGCAACTATTGCTGCAATACTTGCAGGATATCTTATCATTCTTACCAATCCATAAGGATTATCTTTTGTTTCCACTGATACCCCCATTTCTTTAAAAATTTGTTCTAATAATTTGTATCTATATGTATCTAATACAATTTTTTTAACATTATATTTACTCATTTCTGATAAAATCCACATTATCATTTCTCTTGCGTCTATACTTTCTTTGTTTGTTATTTCAAAATCATTAAATCCATCCTGTCCAATATTTTGGAAAGGAAATTTAATATCATTATAGAATTTATTTTTAGAACAAATCCAAGTTCTTTGTCTCCAAATATATTCTCCATCTCTTTTAAATAGAAAGCCTGCACTTGCAAAGTCATTTAATGATGCAAAGTCAATTCCTACTATTGCTGTTCTTCCTTTTATTTCTCCTGTTGGTCTTTCAATTTCTTTTTCCTCATCAATATAAGATGCTTTCAAAATTAGCTCCCACTCAACAACAGTTTCTTCATTATCTTGTTGTGGCAAATTCATCCTTTTCGAATAAAATTCTACTCTGTATGATTTTTGCTTTTGCATTTTCAAATAATCTTTAATAATTTCATTTTCTAAAACAGGCATAAATCTTAAACTAGGATTAGCTTGGACCCAAGCAGTTATATCTATATCTTCTTTCTGTCCAGTTTCTAAAAATTTTTTCATTGGTTCATCAACTGTTTTCTTGTCCCTTATTTTGTATATAATTGGTAATAATCCTAAAAAATTTTGTTCACCATTTAATACATTGTTTGCTAAAGCTATTTTTTCATCAAGTGGGCCTTCCCTTACCTGTCCATTTGTTGTAATTGTAACGGTTCTTGCATGTTTAATTTTTCCTAATCCAGAGCTGTATACATTAATTTGTTTATAATCTTCATACGCATGATATTCGTTAAATATAATCATTCCTGTTTGCTTACCATCTTTTGTCTTAGCATTTGCTGTGTTGTATCTTAATGTAGAATGAGTTATTTTATTAATTACTTCTGTCTTGTTCCAATAGAAGTATTTTCTCATTGTTTCTTTATTGTCTTCTAACATGTTGTAAACAACATTAAATGAATTTAAAGCCTGTTCTTCTGACGTTGCGACAATATCAATGTGATAATTCTTAATTCCATAATAATGAGTCTGCAAAAAGTTTGCTAATGGCATTATCATTCCATCTTTTCCATTTCCTCTAGCCATTAATATTAAGATGTCTGGAAAGATAACTATATCCAAATTGTTCTTGTCATACATAAAAAATAAAGCATAAGCAAATTTTTGATAAGGAAATAATTTATAATACCATTTTTCACAATATAGTATTGCTTTTTTGAAGGTTTCTTCATCAAAAAAAACATCATCTCTCGACAATGTTGGCTTTACAATATTTTTAATTAACAATTTAATTTCATCATCTGTTTCATTTGGATTATCTTCAACAAATTTTATATATTCATTTATTTCTTTACAGTAGATCATCTCCTCCACCTTCTTTCGGTGTTTGTGATGGAGCTTTTAAATCTAAATCTTGTAAAATTTTAAGTTGCTGGCCATTTACTTTCAGAATATCTAAAACATTGTCATTTTTCTTCTCAGTTAAGAATCCATTTCCAGTCATAACCTCTATTCGGAGCCCATTCTTATTAATATCTGCTTGCATTTTTCTTTTTAACTTCTCAAAGTTTATATAGTCCTCAACCAAACTCTCAAAATGTTTTCCAAATTTGTTTTGTTCTATTAATTGATTTAATAAATCTTCTCTTATTTGTTTTATTTCATCATTTTCCTTAGTGTTCGCCATATTATACCCCCTTTCACGTGATATAATTTAAAAAATTAAACAGTTTTGACCACACACCCGCTCTCCTTAAGCTCGTTTTAGTCCGAGATTTTGATGGGGGTGTTCCGCTTCTAAATTTCTTTATATTTATATTCTATCTTTGATTGTATTGGTTTCCTATTTTTCATTTATACTTAAACATAATAATCCATCTATTATTTCTATCTTGTAAGTATGTTCTAAGTGTTGTATTTGTTTTCCTTGTGTAAATGTATTGTCAAATAATCCTAAACTTTGTAATATCATATTACATTCTTTTTGAGGTATATTAGATAATAACATTATTGTATTTTGCATAACTGTTATAACTTTAATTACATGACTTATTTGTGCATCAACTTTAAAACTATTTCTTGCCAGGCAATTAAAGAATATTTTCATTGCTACTACTATTTCTTCATCATCTAACAAATAACTTGCAGATATTCCGTTGCCAAAGCTAATTACTCCAGCTCTTTCTTTATTGCCATTTATGTCTGTTGCCTCGGTTTCTTCTTTTAGTTCCGCTTCTATTTCATTAATCTTATATGCCTGCATTAAATGTTCTAACTTCATAGTTACCACCTTTCTTGCGTAATTCTTTTTCTTTTTCTATATTTAAATCTATTTCTATCTTCTATAATCTCATGTGCTTCAAAACTTAAACTTACCATATTATTAATATCTAATGCTAAATCAGGTCTTTGTTTAATTGGTATAATATGATGTACTATTTCTGCTTTTATTATTTTGATTTTATTTGGAAAATGTTTGCCATCATTCCATTTACCTAAAAAAAATTGACATTTCCCTTTATCTCTTTCTAGAACTTTTTCTCTCGCTATATCAAAGTCTGTAGAATTATAAAACTTATCTGTATTTCCTCTTGCTATTTCAAATTCCCAATTATAAGATTTCCTTTTTTTTCTTCTTTTTTTCATTTTTCTTCTTAAAACACTTATTGTAAAATCTGCACATCTTGCATTGTGTTCTTATACACCTTTCCAAATTCATTATTTCTCCACTATAATAGAAAAGTAGAGCCAAATATTTAATATTCAGCTCCGCAAAAGTTTATATTTATTTTTCTTGATATTAATATTATAGCACGTTTTTTTAGCAAAAAAGGTCAAAAAAAGGTCACTTTTTTTATAATAAAAAAAAGAGAGTAGGTTTCTTTATTTTACCCACTCTCAGTCTCTATTATAGAAGTAATAGATACGTGCTATTTATATTATAACAAATATTTTTATATTAATCAAGTTCTTCTATCTTTATTTTCAAAGCTTCTTGTAATACTTGTGAGAAGTTTATATTTTTCTTTTCCGCTTCAACATTTAGCCACTCTGGAATACTTAATGTCTTTTTTATTGCTTTATTGCTATGCTTTTTATAATACTCCTCCATATCTATATCTATTAATGCTATAAATTCATCTTCATTTAATTTTACCTTATTTAATTCTTGTGTAGCTATAGGATAATCTTTACAGTCTTCCAGATATAATCCCATTGCTTCTTGAGCCATACTAAACGCTTCTTCTATACTTTTCCCAAAAGTACTACAACCCTTCAGGTCAATAAAATCAATTAAATAACAATTTTCAGTTTTATCAAATTTAAAAATAGCAGGATAAACTTTCTTTTTCATTCTCAACCACCTTCTTCATTTTAGAAAGGAGTGCATGCCCCAAAAACAAAATACTATGTATATGGAAGGGCTTATTTCAGCCCTGTCCTTTTCAAGATTGTATTTACTGTTCCGATTGGTATATCTTTTCTATGTACTGGTATTATTTCAACTTGTTGTCCGTTTTTTCATTTTTAAGTGAGAACCGATTTTGAGAAACTTTATACCAACCGTTGTCTTCTAACAATCTTATCAGTTCTCTTGCACGCATCTATTTTCCTCCCTTCTGTATATAATTATACTACGTATTATTACGTATGTCAATGATTTTATTAAAAAAATTTTAACTTACAACCATTATGGATGTAAGTTTGGTGTTACTTTTTTTAATTCTTCGTGTACCGTATAAATTAGTTTTCTCTTCCTTCGCTTATACGTTTCTTCGCTTATGTGTAACTTATCTATAACATCCCATTTATTATCATTTCCGCTTCAAAAACTCTTCTTCAAAAATCTTATTTGCTAAATTATCAACAAGTTGTAATGATTGTACCACTGCTTTATATTCTTTTGTGCATTTCTGTAATTTTTTATCTTCTTGCAAAAGTATAACACTGTTTAATACCTTATCTGTTACTTTATATGGTGCTTTTGGCATGCCATCAAGTACTGACGAGTTTAGTCCCATTATGTCCAATTTAATATTCATTATTGTTATGCAATTGTAATTGTATCTTTTTAAACAACTCTTTGCTTCTCTGTAATCTTCTTTACTTAATTTCATTTGTACCTCCTCACATTAATTTTCTAATATCTTCTTTTTTAACTGCTATAAAGAAATTTCCTAAATTAAAACTTATCACCTCGTCTTCGTCTATAACACTGAATTTCTTCTTTATTATGGTATCGTTCTTAATTATTACCATTTCTATTGTATCTTCTGTTCCCATAGATTACCCCCCTTTATTTGATTTCTTTTGCTCTATTTTCAAAATATTGTTTGATACAGTCTTTGCAATCTAATTCTCCTGAATTTGTGTCACAATTTACTTTTTTGCATATATCTTCGTCAATATCTAAATTCATAATATAATAAGTCATTTGTTCTATTATTTTATCTTTTTCTTCTATTGCATTATTATATAAACTAAAAAAATTAAATAATATTTCATAACTAAAGTAATCCCAATTAGCTTTTGCATTATACATTAATGATTTAAAAATTTTTATTTTTTCTTGTAATAGTTCTTCATTCTCTTTTTTTAGCTCTTTCAGTTCTTCTCTAACATCTTTATATGTTTCTTGATTTTCTTTTCGATTATTTTCTAATTGATTTTTCAACCTAAAATTTTCTTTTATTTCTACTTTTAATTGTTCTGCTGTACTTAAATTTTCTTTTGACATAATTTCAGAATTTTTCTTATATATTTCATTCTCTTTTAATACTCTTTTGTAATCTGATAAAATATGTTCTATTGCTTGGTCTATTTTTCTATTCGTTTTAATTCTATCTTCATATTTCATTAATAACATAGCATACCCATGTGTTCTTAATTCTTCTAATATTTCTATTTCTTCTTCTATACTATTTTTATTCATTGCTTATTCTTTACCTCCATATAATCCGCTTTCCTACATGAAATCCTGCTAATATTAAAAGCATTGATGAAATACTTATATTCGCTTTTATTAAACATGTTCCAATAATCGCTTCTATAAATGCAACAATAATTTCAAATAAATTAATCTCTTTCATTAATTCTCTTATTTTTTCTTTCACTTAAAACACCTCCTAATTATTATTTATAATTACATATCCTAGTTCTCTTAATCTGTTACAAATTGGTTTGAACGTATTATCTGTATCGTCCCAACTTTTTAATTGTATTACTTTCCAAATTTCAATTTGATTAAATCTTTTATCTGTTATTTTGTCTAATATTATTTGTACTGCTCTTTCTTTATTACTTATAACTCTCCTGTCTGGGTAATCTTCATCTTCTTCTGTAAATATTTCTATATACAAATGTTGTAATTTTGCTATATCTTTTAACTTTATTTTAATTTCATCTGCTGTTTTTTCTTTCACTATATATCACTCCTCTCACCATTTTAAATACATACAATTGCAATCTTCCATAGTAGCATAATAAACATTATCATCTAATATCCTTCTCAAAAGAATATCTAAATCATCAACTATTAAACCTTTTCTATTACCTATTACTTTTTTTCTTACTTCTGTTGCTAATATTGGTTCTGGCATTACCCCTTTTACGTCTATTTCTCTAGCTGTTTGTTCTATTTGCTTTTTATGTTCATAACTCCAACATACGATTGGCATTTGTTTTTCTATAGATAATTTAATTGCCTTTATTGTTTTTCCATTTCCTCTACCACCATAATATATTTTCATATCTTATTACTCCTTTACTTTAGATTGTTGTTAGTTACTCTATGTAGTGGTTTTATACTTAAATCATTAATTGCTAAATTGTTATATGCTAAGCATCCACACACATGCACCCATATCCATATTTTTCCCACATCTATAACTTCACATTTAAGTGATATTTTTGAATTGTTTGCTCCAGTTGTATTCCAATATAATATTCTACCAACTTCTATGTCTTTTTTTAACATATCTATTCTCCTCCTAATAATTCGCTATCTTCGTAGATGTTTCCAATTACTTCTGTAAATTTTTCTAAAAGATGAACTCTTCCATAAAATCTATCCATATTCATAACATCAACAATAAATCCATTGTATTCATAAATAACTTTTCCAATATCTATTCCTATGCTTCCTGTTTTTTTTACTATATCTCCCTCGTATATTTCTTTTCCGTTTTTATCGTGTAGTCCTGTAAATTGCATAAATTCATATTCTTCATAATATTTTGAATTTAAAATTTCATTTACCATTCCAACATTACTGTTACGACAACCATCCCAATATCCGTAAGTATCATCTTCATTGTCATATACCATTATATTTTTTACTTTATGCCACGCTCTAAACTTTATTTCTCTATTCATCTTCTCCTCCTACTATCTTTAATATTTCTAATATGTAGTATTCTTTATTAGGCTCTGCACCCCATTCTTCTTTGCCTTGTCCTACTCTTAATTTACATCCGCACTTTATTTTTGGAGACATTTTAGCGTAACCATTTCTAAATATTATCTCTGCTGTTTTATCTTTGTAATTTAATCCAAATATCTTTTTAAATCTAGTATGGTAGTATTTTTTAAATTCTCTATATTCTTCCTTCTTCTCGCCACTTTTTATCATGTCAAACCATTTCTTTTTAATTGGTAATATTAACATTCTTCTCCTCCTGCTTTATAGCAATTAGCCATATAAATTTCTTTTGTTAGTATTGTTTTTATGTCTTCTTCACTAAAATTACTTCTAATACTTGATATTCTTGTATCCCATTTATCTGTTATTAATTCTCCATTTACATAGTCCCCAACTTCTACTAAATCTATTAGTTGTTTGCTGTGTTTCAATTGAAATCCATATCTAGTGTATATATAATTATCAGACATCCCATTATCTCTTCGTATTTCTTTGCCAACATCAATTTTTAAATAATTTAATGCATTTGGAATGTATTCAATTAAAATTCCGATGTAACCCTCCTCAGTTCTCACATATTCTCCAACTTCAATCTCACTCATATTTCTCTCTCCTTTCTTAACATATAAACAGTATCCGTTAGCGATTCTATTTCTATGTCTTTATTCTTTAACTCCTCTGACTTATCCCCTGCTAATATTCCACATACATACCCTATCATGAAACATACTATTACTATTATCACTACTCTTATACACTCACTTATTTTATATATTCTCTTATCATATATTTTCATGTTTCTCTCCTTTATTCTTTTTTCTATTTATATTTTGGTGGGCGACCTCTTGCTATTTTGTTTGTTATGAGACTTAATTCATCGGCTTTAAAACATTCTTTGTAACCATATATCATTTCTTTGTATAGATACATATTCTTGTTGCATTGCTGTATCAATATGTACTCATGTCCATCTTTACTTATTATCTTCGGTATTCTCATATTCTTTTATCTTTCTCCCAGAATAATATTCGTTGTACATTTGCATCCAATCATCTAGCCTCATTGTTACCAACCAATCTTTTCTATTTTTTCTGTGAAATACTGTAGGGAATTTATCATCCTTTGTATCTCTTACTGCTTGTTCAATTGCTTTATCTATATTTAACCTTTCAACTCTTTTGCTTTCGATGTGTATATAATCAAGTCCTACTACATCATCTGCTTGTCCTGTATTTCCACAAAACTGTTGTGTCCTTCTACAGTTATAACCATATTCTTTTAATTTATTTGCCAATTCTCTTTCTCCTGCACTTCCGTTTCTTTTTACTGTTTATTGCCATTTTTCTTTAGCTCCTCTCGTAATTTTTCTTGCCAATTCTCAATACCCTGTATAAAGTTTTTACATCTCATTACTGGCTTATAATTTTCGTTTTCTTGTTTGTTACAACCCATACAATAGTAGCAAAGCGTATTCTTTTCTATTTGTTTCATAAACTAGTCCTTTTTAAATATTTATCTATTTCTTCTGCTATTGCCCACATATTTACTGTTATTCTTTTTTCTGCTGTTAGTTTTTTACCACTTTCTATATTTACTTTTTTATAGCAATAAAACTCTTTGCATATTAATGGTCTTACTTCGTAAACTAAACATTTTTTTCCATCATAATATGGACAACTTAAGCTATTTTGCATTACTAATATTTGTGTTTGTGGTCTTATCTTATTCTCAATCACGTATTTTTGTATTTCATTAATTTCTTTTTGTGTTACTGGCAGAAAGTTAGTACAACATTCTCCACATTTACTACAATTCCCACAAATTGAATTATCTGCTATTTTTACATTGCCTTCTACAATATTCCTTATTATCTCTGTTATAGTTGTTTCCTTTAGCATTTTCCCCTCCTTAATACTGTGTTATATGTTCCATATTCTCTGAAACCATATCCACTAAATAATATCTCTTGTAATCTGTTTTTTCTCCAAATCTGTTTGTGTTGCTTTCCCATTCTGTTTTAAACTCGTAGCCCTCTTTTTTGAGCTGGTCTATTCTTGCTCCTAGCTGTGTTATTCCTAAGTCTGCGTATGCCTCCCAGCTAGATATTGAACCAAACTCTCGTATGTAATTTATTATTCTATCCTTTTGCGTTGTTTTCATTTGTATCATCTCCTATATATTTAATTAACCCTAATGCTATATATTTAAGTATCCTCGCTCTGTTCACATTGTCAAAACCAAGTAACTGTTTTTTATTTATTTCTAACATCTCATTACTCCCTTAAATTCACTATTTGGCTTATTGAATTTCATATATACTTTTCCAACTTCTCCTGCTCTTTGCTTTGCAATTTTAACCGTTATATCGACAATACTATCTTCCTGTTCTTTTTCTTGATATAAAAATATTACATTGTCTGCATCTTGCTCTATAGCTCCACTTTCTCTTAAATCTGCTAGGCTAGGCTCTTGCCTTGTTGCATTTCTGTTTAATTGACATATACCAATTATCGGAATTTTTAAATCTAGACTAAGTAATTTTAATGTTCTTGTTATATCTGCAACCTCTTGCTCTCTATTATTGAATTTGCCCTTATTTTTGATTAGTTGTATGTAGTCTATTATCAATAAATCAAGCTTATTTCGATTTTTCAATTTTCTTGCAATCGTCTCTATTGCTTGAATTGTTGTTGCCTTAGTTATTAGATTAATCGGTAGTTTAGATATCTCCGTGCTAGCCTTTGCTATCTTTTCCCAGTCTTCATCTTCTATTGTACCCATTCTCATCTTATAGCTATTAACTTTAGTTTTGGTTGCCAATATTTTCTGGATTATCTGGATATCCGACATCTCTAAACTTATTATTGTTACGTTTTTGCCTTTCTCTGCTATCTTTGTCGCTATTTGAAGTGCAAATGTTGTTTTTCCTACTCCTGGTCTTGCTCCAATAATGGTTAATTCTTGATTGTGTAATCCACAAATTTTATTGTCTAGATCCATTAAACCTGTGTACAGCGAGTAATCATTTTTATTGTTGTAGTTCTCTTCTAGCGCACTTACTGTATTCAATACTTGTTCGCTAAAAGTCTGTTCTTTTTCGTTTAGTCGTTCTATACTATTAATCTGTTTTATTATGTTCTCTGCTAGTACATCTATATTTTCCGCATCTACTATTTCACTCACTTTACTTTGCAACAAGTCAAAAATTTTACGTTTCTTTGACAAACTTATTAATTCGCTATATACATTCTCTGCACTCGATGTTCTTACAAAATCTCCTAACAAGCTTATATATTCTAAAACTTGACTACCATTTGCTTTAATTTTTGACTTAATTGAAAGCATTGAAATTTCTTTCTTTTCTGCCCTTAATTCATTAATTGCCTTTATGATTTTTTTGTTTCGTTCGTTAATAAAATCTGTTTCATCTAATGCATATTGTTCTTGTTCAAAAATCACATAATATAGCATTGCTCTTTCAAGTTCTTCGTCATACATTTATTCTTCCTTTCTTGATTAAATCTTGTATCGTTATTTTTTCCTTTACAAGCAAATCATATTCTTCTGGCGTTAGTTGTGATGTATCTATTTCTTTTAACTCCTCATTTTGCTTTTGGTCTAAGAGGGGTGGCTTATATCCTTCTTTTCGAGCCCAGTTTTTTAATGTAGCAACAAAATCTTTATATTTTTTTCCTGTTTGCTGTATGTAATCATCTAAACTTTGTATTCTTCGCATATAGTCTTTAGGGAAATAAGCTTTTACTTTTTCAAATTCTTCGTCTGTGAATTTTACGTTTTCATATTCGCCATATTTTTTCTTTATATTTTCTTTTTTAATATCATTATCATTATCATTATCATATTCATTATCGTCGCAATTGTTTATTTTGTTCTCATTTGTTTTCATTTGTTTTTTTTGTTTAGTTTTGTTTTCATTTGTTTCTTTTGTTTGCTTTTGTTCGCTTTTGTTTTCATTTGTTTTTTTTTTTCTTGAACCCGCTTCTGCTCTAGCCTTGCTGACTTCTTCATACTTTGCTTTATCTTTGTCTAATATAGTTTTAAAAGGAGTTATGACTAAATCTAATATATTATCTAGTTTGGGCATTTCTCCATTTTCAACATATCCATATATGGCTTTTATTAATTTTCCTGCCTGTTCGTCTGTTAATTTATCAATTACTGCTTTCTGTTCTGTATATAAAATAAAACTATCTTTTTTAGCCATATGCTTTCTCCTTTCGTAAAATAAAGGGCTAAAACTTATGTCTAGCCCTTGTTGCTCTTAATCTATAATCATTAATCTTGTTTCTATGTCTGTAGGTATATTGCCCTCAAAAACGAAACTATTCTTTAATATATATTCGTTATATGTATTTGCTGTTTTATTTGCTCTCATCTTTGCTTGCTCTGCCCAACTTTGTTTTTCATCGCTTGTACTATTTTTATATTGTTCATATGTTGCCCTATCTGTCTTATAGCTTGCAATCATACTTCTGCAAGTATCTTCTACCTTTTTTATGGTGGAATAACTTGTTCTATCTCCTATTTTTCTATCTATATAATCTACTTTGTTTTTAAACCAAGTATTAAACCAACCACCAAATACTCCTATAACTGTTAATATAATAATTAATATTATTATTCCTATTGTTATTAAAAAACCTTTCATTATTGAGCCTCCTTATATGTTACTACTGCATCTTTTATTTCAAATGGAATATCACTATATAGATATGTGCCTGACCATTCTACATATTTTCCATCTGGTGTAAAAAAGAATATTCCATTGTCGTTTGAACCATAAGAACCGTCCACATCTGGTAACCACTTATTTTCTATTGAATATGAACCACCATAAACTAATTCATAATATTCGCTATCTGGTGTTAGGAAACTATTTAAACTTGATATTTTACCATCTACAATAAACTTACCTGCACAAGCTCCATTTTCTAAAAATAATGCTATATAACCCAAAGGTTTTTCTATTTCGCAAACCAATGTGTTGGCTTTTTCTCTTTGACCATTAACCCAATATGTACGTCTTATCAAATTGTACCTTTCTAAGCTATAATCGATATCTGTCGGTGTTGGCTGATTTTCTGCTAATGTGTTCCCCATATTTAAAGTTGCTTCTACATCTTTCTTAGTATTAGTGCTTGCAACCTCTGTACAACCAGTTAATGTAACCAATGTAAGTATTAAAATTCCCACCATAATAATTAATTTCTTTTTCATTTTTCTTTCCTCCTAATATTTTTATAAATAATTTTTCCCAAATATTTGCACAAAGTTTTCTGATTTATAGTGCTTTTTGAACTCTTTTTGTGTAACTTTATGCAATTTATCCTGTAAAGTTTTATCATTTGTCACTATTTCGTGACATTTTCGGCAAATCGGTATTACTAATCCATACTTCATACTAACTTGTCTATTTTTACCTTCTATTAGTTCGTGAAAGTCTTGTTTCTTACTTCCACATAAATAACAATGTTCTAAGTCTTTTGTTATTATGCTAAATCTGCTTTTCTCTAGCTTTGCTAACTTCTTGCTTTTCTTTTTAATTGTTGTAACTTCTTTTTTCTTTTCTGCCTTTTTTTTAGGTACTGGATTAAAACTGTTTGATAAATCTGTTACTATCATTTTTACCTCTTTATGGGGCCTTTTGTGGCACTAGCTTAATTTATAGCCGTTGCTATCTAGTGCCACAATCCCACTGTTTTAATAAACTATCTATTTCTGCTTGTGGCTTCGTCTCTATTCCTACAGCTTTGCAATCTTGAACTAGATTATCTATTAATCTACTCATCTGCTTGCTATTGTACGAACTCGAGCCATAATATGCATTTATAATTTTAAATTCTGTATCTCCTATGTATGTTGTATCTACTATTTCACAAAACCAAGCTATTCCTCTATCAGTCCATATTTTTTCAAAGGTCTTTACATCTTGTGTCATTATCTTAAATTGCTTAAATATTCCTAATTCTTTTACTCTGCGTTTGTAATCTTCTATTGTGTCTATGTCTTTATAATCGCAAACCTCTTGAAGCAATTTCCAAAAGTATTTATTTGCGTCGAGACTACGAGGTTTACGATATTTTTTAGCTCGATATTTAGCTTATTTTCGTTTTTTAGTTCTTCTACTATACTTAACTCATTTGTATCTAATAAAAGGCTTATTTTAGGTTTTCGTGTATTGAAATCTATACTTATATCATTAATTATTCCGTGTAGTTTGCATTTGGAAAAACTCCTTTCTTCAAACATTCACTTAATATTTGTAACCTAGGTAGATACTCATTATTTATAAATTGTTCATCATATTCTACTTTATTAAATTTGATCCTATCTATATCTATCGCATTAAAGTAATTGTTGTAGTCATCTTCATTTAGTGCATATGCGACTATGTATAAATTTCTGGTATTGTACGCATACATCTCAACCTGTGCTTGTCTCCAGTATTGTTTTGATACTTTAAATTCTTTTTCTATTTTGTGTGTCTTAACTTCATAAATACAGTCTTCCGAATTTCCATCTAAATTTACTCTTAGTCTGTCAATTATTATTTGTTTATCCATCTCTAAATCTGGAATATTCAATGCTTGCAGTATTTTGTGTTCATAATTATTTCCTGCTTTTGTAGCTTCCGTTGAAAAGTTGTTTTGACTTAAACCTAATTTTA